CTACATGAAGATCCTGTGCACCGGCATGAACGAGCTGAACGGCCGGGTCGTGCGGGTTGCCAACGTCAACACCGGGTCGAACACCTTCGAGCTCGAAGGGATCAGCACGGTCGGCTTCGGGACGTTCGCGGCCGGCACGATCGAGGTGGCCACGTTCGGCACGACGATGACGACGGCCACGGGGTTGTCGGCGTCGGGCGGCGACTTCAGCTTCGTCGATACCACCACCATTCACGACACGATTGCATCGCAGATCCCGGGTGTTGCACAGCCGGCGGTCTATACGTTCGAGTCGTTCTGGGACGTGGCCGATGCAGCGCTCATTGCGCTGAAGGCGGCAAGCGACGCGAAGGCGCAGAAGTGCGTGCGGTTTGCCTTCGCGAACGGGCAGAAGGTCGCGTTCGTCGGCTACGTCGGCGCATCATTGCTGCCGGTTGGCAATGCGCAGGACAAGGTCACGACGTCGGTTGCGATCACCATGTTCGGCAAGCCGACGGTGTTCGCTTCGTGAGCCAGATTTTCAAGCGCGGCGACATCCCTGAGCCGACGCCGCCCGAGGAGGTCGTCGAGGTCACCGGAGGCGCATTCGTCGTGCGTGCGCTGCCGTTCTCCGAGCGTTTCAGTCTCGCCGATGAGGCCGAGGGAAAGCCGCGCGGTTGGCGCATTCTGCAGATCCTGACGCGCTGCGTGCTCTATGACGACCGAACGCCCGTGTTCGGTCCGGAGCAATGGGAAGCGTTCGCAACCCGCAATCGTGACGATGCGACGGCGTTGCTGGATGTCGCGATGCGGCTGTCTGGCTTCGGAGAGCCTGAAAAAAACGCCTGACGCCCGAGGTGCAATGCGCGATGGACTTGTGCCTGTCCATCGGCTGCACTTTGGGCGAGCTGCCATCGCGCATGACATCGCAGGAATTCGGGCTGTGGTTTCGTCGCTGGCAGACTGAGCCATGGGGTGACCGGCGGGCGGACATCCACGTCGGGCTCATGCGCTCGACGATCGTGCAGTGGTCGGGCCGATCGCTAAAGGATGGCGCGCAGATCTCGATCGAGCAGTTCATTCCGTTCATGCGCCAGGCCGAGCAAGATCTGCCAGAGACTGATCCGATGATGCATTTCCGTGCGCTAGGGGGATAAGTGCCAAAGGTACTGATCGACGTGGAAGCGCGCTACGCGCAGGCCATAGACGGCATCGAGCGCGTGGCGAAAGCGGGCGAGCAAACAGCGCGTAGGCTGGACACGGCGTTTTCCTCGGCCAAAGCGGGCATTGTCGGGCTGGTAGGCGCGCTCTCCGTCGATGCGCTGGTCAGCAAATTCGTGAGCGTCGTCAACAGCATGAATGCGCTCGATGACGCGTCGAACAAGACGGGCGCATCGGTCGAGGAGCTGTCGTCGCTGCTGAACACGCTCAAACCGTACGGCGCGAGCCTGGACAGCATCTCGACAGCCGCCGGGAATCTTGCCAGGTCGATGAATGCTGCCGGCAACAGCGGATCCAAGCAGGCCGAAGCGTTCAAGGCGCTGGGCATCGCGACGAAGGATTCGCAGGGCAGTCTGCGCAGCACGACGGATGTGCTGATCGAAATCGCCAAGGCGTTCGATGGCTATGCGGACGGCACGAACAAGATGGCGCTCGCGCAGGCGCTCCTTGGCAGGTCTGGGGCGGATCTGCTGCCGATGCTCAAGGATCTGGCGGAAGCGAAACGGCAGGACGCTTCGGTGACGACGGAGGCGGCCGCGCAGGCGGAGCAGCTTAACGTCGAACTGCGCAGGATGGATCAGCAGATCGACAAGCTATGGCAGGGCATCGCGTCCAGTCTCGTGCCGCAGATTGCGAACATGATCGAGCAGTTCAACAAGGGCAAGGAAGCGGCCGGCGGGTTCTGGTCGGCCATTTTTCGATACGGCTTGAGCGCGCCCAGTGACCCGTCAGACAAGATCGCAGAGACGATCAAGAAGATCCAGAAGCTGGAGTCTGATTACGCGCGACAGAGTGCGCCGGAGTCGGGGTTCTTTGGCCGCGGTGCCCGCGCAGCGTCGGAGAGTCGCAAGTCGAAGATTCAGGCCGACATCGACCAGGCGCGCAAGGATCTGGAGTATTACCAGCTGCTGTTTCGCCAGCAGCTCGGTGACACCAAGAATCCGTTCGATGCTGCGCGCCCGAAGCCCGATGCGCCTAAGATCAGCGGACCGGCAGCCGGCGGCGCTGGCAAGTCGGCGCAGCAGCCGGGTACGTTCACCGATTACGAGACGCGGATCAAGCAGCAGATCGGGCAGTTGTTCGAGTCGTCCGATGTCACGAAGGCGGCCGAATATCTGGACAAGCTCAAGCAGATCGACCGGATGTTCTTCGACGGACAGATTTCGTCGGAGCTGTACGAATCGGCGATTGCGTCGCTAAGCCGCACAACGACCAAGGCAGGGGCGGACGGTGCTGCGGCGCTCGAGGCGCAGGCGCAGAAGTGGCGCGATGTCATCGACCCGACGCGTGAGTACTATCGGCAGATCGAGGCCATCGACGAGCTGGTGCGCAATGGGGCACTCAGCAAAACCGAGGGGTCGCAAGCCACCAGCAAGGTGATGGAGTCGCTCGCCAGGCTGCAAAGAGAGAACGCAGCCGCGACCAAGGATGGCATCGATCTGGCGAAGGATCTGGGCGTGACGTTCAACTCGGCGTTCGAGGAGGCGGTGTTCGGTGCCGGCCGGTTGTCTGGCGCGCTGAAGGGGCTCGCGCAGGATCTGTCGCGGCTGGTGCTGCGCAAGACGCTGCTGGAGCCGCTCGTCGGGTCGTTGATGAAGGCGTTCGCCGGGCCGTCCGGCGGAGGCGTTGACGTTAGCGACCTTGGCATCGGCTCGGCGGCGCTCAAGAGCTCGACGCGCACGGCCGCCGGGATCGTGCAGTACAACACGTTCACGGGGGGAGCCAGCCCGGCAGAGATGGCGATCTGGGCGGATCGCACGAAGAACGCGACGCTGCAGGCGGTCGCCGAGCGCGAGCGCAGATGAGCACATACACGTGGCCGACCAGCGCGCCATTCGCGGCCGCGCGATACGAGTCCAGTTACGAGGCGTCCGTATTTGCCGCCACGTCGCCTTTGGGTGGCGGTACGCAGGTTGTCGCGATTCCTGGCGATCGGTTTCGAGCGCGCGTGACGCTGCGTGCCGCAACGGCTGTGGAGCGCGCGGATGTCGAGGGGTTCTTCGCACGACTGCGGCCATCGCAGACCCTGAGCGTGCATCGCATCGCCATGCACTATCTGCCGAGACCGGAGCCGTTGGGCACGCTGCGTGGCGCGCCACAGGTGGCGGGATCAGTGAACGCGCTGGCCACGCAGGCGACGATTGCCTCGGCGACGAATGGCCAAACGATCAAGCGCGGCGACATGATCGGGTTCCCGTCGCAGACGGTGATGATCACTGCGGATGCGGTCGTAAGCGGCGGCGGCGTGACGCTGGACTTCGTGCCGCCGTTGCGTGTCGCGCTGGCCAACGGCAATGCGGTCACGTGGAGCAAGCCGCCGATCACGTGGGCGGTGGTGGGCATGCCGATGTGGAGCTACGTCCAAGGCCAGATATCGGAAGAGTGCGTGGTCGATCTGGTCGAGGTGTGGTGATGCGATCGCTGACAGCAGGGCAGCAGCTGGCGGTGGACGACGCGCTTGTGCATATGGCGTGGTTCATCCAGATGGACTTCGATGGCGGCGCGGTGTACCTGAACACGAGCGGGGTGACGATCCCATACGGCGGCCATGACTGGCTGGCAGGGCAGGTGATCGACGTCGAGTCGATCAAGGAGACAGATTCGGGTGCGGCAACGGGGTTCACGTTGTCGCTGGCAACGACATCGGAGGCGCTGATTGCGCGGGCGCTGGCCGAGCGCACGACGAATCGTCCCTGCTATGTCTGGATGGCGCTGATCAACTCGACGACGGGCGCGCTCATCGATACGCCCGTGCTGGTCGAGCAGGGTCTGTGCGACCAGCCCACGATTGGCGAGGATGGCGGGACTGCGGTCGTGTCGATCTCGGTCGAGACGGAAATGGCGGACTTCGCTCGGCCAAACGTGATTCGGTACACGAACGCTGACCAGCAGCAGCGGTACGCTGGCGATCGCTTCTTCGAATACGTCGAGCAGATGGTGGAGCGCGCCGTGGCATTTCCGAGCCGCGAGTTCCAGCTGGGATGAGGGCGCGACATCAGGACTGGCCCGCCCGCCTTGCGCGGTTCGTGGCGGCTGCGCGCGCTCGGCCGTTCGCGTGGGGCGAGCAGGACTGCGCAACCTTTGCCAGAGACTGGATCGAGGAGTGCACGGGCGAG